CATCACTAAAAGCATTAGTATCACTTTCAGCTTCATATAGAGATTTTATTTCCGAACCTGTTTGGTCAGCAGTAGCACTTGCTTCTATCGCATTTAACTTTGTATGATCTGCGTCAGTAAATACATTAGAATCTGTAGCTGACTCTACAAGTGTTCTTATCTCACTAGCTGTTTGATCTGCGGTGGCACTACTTTCAATAGCATCTAATTTTGTTTTATCGCTGGCAGACATTGAACCAGCAGCAGATGTTGTGGCTGCTGAAATACTTATAGCAGGTGTTGATCCACCAGAAGAAACTATAGGGGTCGAACCTGTAACTGAAGTTACTCCACCAGCAGAACCAGATGCAGCAGATGTTATTCTTCCCTGTGCATCAACTGTGATATTTGTATTTGTGTAACTACCAGCACTAACAGAAGTGTCAGCTAACTTAGCAGCCGTAACAACATCATTATCAATAGTAAAAGTAGAACCAGAATTACTTACAACAATATCTCCCTTATCACCATCAGAAATTGCTCCATCTGCTCCGTCATTACCAGCAGGGCCTTGAATTCCTTGAATTCCTTGAATTCCTTGACTACCTGTACTACCTGTCGCTCCTGTATCTCCTTTAGGAATTGTAAAGTTAAATGTTGCTGCACTAGATGTTCCAGAGTTTGTTACTGACGCATTAGTTCCTGCATTTCCTGTTGTTGTACTACCAACTGCTATGGTTGCAGCAGCACCGTCAGATCCATCATTACCTGCTACACCCTGAGAACCAGTACTTCCAGTACTACCAGTATCGCCTTTGGGAATTGTAAAATTTAAAGTAGCTGCTGTTGTACTACCAACATTAGTAACTGAAGCATTTGTACCAGCATTTCCTGTAGTTACTGTACCTATAGTGACTGTTGCAGAACCTTCACCTTGTGGTCCTTGTGCTCCATCAGCACCAGCAACGCCCTGAGGTCCTTGGGTGACAATTTCAACAATGGCAATAGGATTAGAAGAACTCATGATGTGTAACCTTCACTTATAAATAGTGTACCTTCTAAATAATACATTTTATCGCCATTAGGATCTGTTAACAAAACATCATATTCAAGAATATTTAAAGAAAACGTAGCAGTTTGAGTATCGGTTAATTTTAAATCAACAGTACCATTAGCTCTATCTGTGTATGTCACTGCAAAATCAGCATACTTATTGGTACGTTCTCTATCCCAAACTTGGGCATCTACTGTAAATCCTGTAATGTTAACTGCTGTGCTATTAGAATCTTTAAAAACTAAACGAACAGGAAAATCTGCTCTACGTTGTACGGTAAAGTTTTTCTTTGCTGTTTTAATAGCCATTAACTTCCCTCAAGTGCAGCAACTTTAGTTTCTAATGTCTCTATCTTAGCAACTGCTTCCTGCAATGCTTTAGTTAAAACAGAAACTATTGCATCAACTCGTAAAGATTGAACTTGATTTACCGCATCTTTTTCTCCATCAACTGCACTTGGTATTACTTCTGCTACTTCATGTGCTATAAAACCCTCTCTTTTCACTCCATCGGCTTTAAAAAGTAAATCTGTATTATCTGTAAATTCATAATTAACAGGTCTTAATTGTTTAATTTTATCTATACCTGATGCTGTTTGAGTTGTAATATCTTTCTTAACTCTGTAATCAGATGATAAAGAAACAGTTCCTTGACTAGCATTGTCAACCCATAGTTGCATAGCTGAACCTGTCCAGTACCAGTTATATCCATTTGATGTTGGTGCATTTGCTGTATTACCTTGTTTTCCAATTATCACTCTAGGAATAATATCACCACTTACATGAGACCCTGTACTGCTTGATCCTGTATGTTCAGCCCATTTGAAAGCACCAGCAGAATCAAATCTCCATCTTGTTGCGTTTGTAGAGCTAGAAGTATCACCTAAATTAAACTCAATCGTTCCACCATCTTGAGCGTTTAATTTAAATGCACCTGTTCCTCTATGAACTAGCTCTGTTGTAGCATTTGCACCTCCAGCTTGTCTAATAAATCGAGCAGCATAATCTGAATACGCATTTGAAGCTAAATCAAGATATGCTGTATGACTGTTACCTGAATCAGTTGCGTGTATTTGTAAATAAGCTTCACTGGTATTATTTGTAATAATCGCACCGCCACCATCAACTTGTAACATTTCTGCTGGTGCTGTAGTTCCTATACCGACTTTCCCATCACTAAGTATAGATGTTTTTTCAAGACCTGATATAAAAAAACCAAGCCTTGTATCAGCAGGTAATCCCATACCACTTTGCACAGCACTACCCGAACTATTTAAAAATCTATAACCAGGAATAGCTGATGTACCTGGTTTTGCGATATGCGTACCAGCAGAACTTCCTGTTGATATATCAACCACAGGTAAGAAAGCTGTACTGTTATGAATTTGATATTGATTACTACTTGTATTAGCCCAACTCATATAACTTTTTAAAGTATCTCCTGAAGGAGTAGTTCCAGTACTATTGTTACTTTTTAAAGCTTGTAAATTTGATTCAATATCAGTTCTAACAGTTTGACCTGATGCGTTAAGAATTATTGTGTCTAAATTAGCCATCTAATTACATTTACAAGATATTTCTATTATATTACACCTTTTTACCAAAGCCACTAGCAGTATATGTAAATTCTTTTCCTCCTTGAGACTGACCAGCACTATTGTAAAAAGTAACATTAAACCCTGTGCCACTAATACTAGTCACCTCGTAGTATTCGCCAGTTCCTAAATTTCGTGGATTAATAGTTACAGATGGATCACCAGCAGTAAAACCTGTAGTTGCACCTGAGCCTGTAAAAAATCCATTAGTAAAAGCAAAACTAGGGCCATTTGTTGAATTTAGTAATACACTTGTTTCAGTTCTTTTATTCATCAAAACTTTACAACCTAAAGTGTTAGTGCTGACATCTCCAATAATAATTCTTGTATTTTCTGCTGTTGTTGTAGTTTTTAATTTTAAAGTAAATTTAAAATATCTAGCACTTGCAACAGTTTCAATAAAATTATTTGCAGTGGTAAAACTTGAATTATCATCGCTGGTTTGTATCTGCAATTCTGCCGTTGCATTTTCTAAAACATCGCCATCAAATTTAGTTAAAGCATCTACACCACCTCCAATGATTGCACCATCAGAATTTAAAATTACTGTTGGAACATAACTATCAAAAAAAGTGTTATCAGAAAATCCTTCAAACCTTACAATACTTTCAAAAATAACACCAGAAAATTTAGCTCCTAAATCTAATACATTGGTAAATTGATATGAACCTTCTGAGAGTCCAGTATCTCCATCTAAAGTATCAAAATCACTGATTGTATCTATAAGTGCAGTGATTGAATCAATCAAGGTATTACTTGCACTTTGATTTATTTCCATTCCACTGCTATTTACAGTCAATGCAGTTTTAACTCCACCAAATGTTGTATTTTCTTTGATAGTTCCAATTAAATCACGATCTATTAAGTCAGGACTAGATATGATAACGCTTGCAGCGTTTTCTGATTGAATTAAGGTTTGATCTTGATATTTAATTAAATATTCTCCTGCAACAGTTGGCAAAATAACACTGGTTTGCGAACCATGAACAATCATTAATGTTCGAGAATTACCCCAAACGGCAGCACCACTGGTATCGTCATTATGTTTAATAATTACATGACCATTACTTGTTACATCTACATCTTGAGATAAAGGCCATGTTAATTTTAAATCTCCTGATTGAGTAAATTCAGAATTTAAACTTGTTGGAGATACAGGTGGTGCAAGTTTTCCAAAGTTTTGAATTTCTTGTATAGTTGGATTTCTTGTTATACCTCCCCTAGCATTAACTGAATAAACCTCAACTTGATAAGTACCTATAGAAGCATTTTCAATTTCAAAAGTAAGATCTTCAGTAACAAATTCTTTTAAATATTCACCATAATCAGCAAGAGGGTTCATAAATACTGATGGCTGTCCATAAATATTTGTTCCTTGATTAGATATAGAGCCAGGTTTAATTTTGTATTTAACAAGATATTTTTTTACACCTACAATATTTTCAAAACTAATTACTAATACAGAAATTACTTGACCTTCTTTTTGTCTTAATACAGTTACACCTGATAAAGAAGCAGGGCCACCTTTATCAGTATCAAAAATACTTGTTACTCTAGTATTTAAATGTTGTAGAGAATCAAGTCTAAATTGAGTAAAGTCTGGATTTTGTAATGAATCAATAGTTGAAATAGTAGAGTTATTGCCATCAATAAAATTATATTTTTCACAGTTATATGGAATCCCTGTAACTTTATATAAAATTCCATCTTGTTCTTCTAAATCAACAATTCTATATAACTGAGATTGAATAGTATTTTCAATTAACCAAACAGTATTTACTTGAAAAGTAGCATTACTGCTAGGTGCTAATGCAGAAGATAAAGTTACAACTTTACCACTAATAGAACTAATGTTTCCTTGTTGAGTTTTACCAGCACTATCTACAACTAAAATAGTTCTATCACCAGTAGCAGGTAAATCAGTTGAAGCACTGTCATCTACTGTTAAAGATGTTAAATCACCATTGCTATCTAAAGTGACAGCACTTACTCTTCCTGCTCTTCTAATTCCTGCTCTCACTGGATCGTTTATACCAACAACAGCACCAGGTCTAATAACAACTCCACTTTCAATAGAAATATCAAAGGTAACAACATCTGTTTCATTATTTTCAGTCCAAATTATATTTCTTCCATATCTAGCTGCTTGAAAGAAAGAAGTACATCCAAATGCTTTTACTTTTTTTATATTATGAGTTTTATTAAAAACTTGTTCGTTAGTTATTACTACAGTATCAAGTTGTCTTGAATCCATATTAAAATATTCAACAACAACTTTTCCATGTCTCGTTTTTAAACTTACTCCAGAATAAGAAAAGCCATTTATAGTATTAGCAAGAGAAAAAGTATAAACAGGTGTTTGATAGTTGCATGGATCTGCGTCATCTGGATTTATGGGTCTATCTTGAACAAGAGTTAATTGTCCACCTGACCAGATAGGGTAACAACGCATCATCCCACATATTTCTTGTATTAAATTAAAAGCTTCTGTAGTTTTATTTATAACACCGTTAAAAGCAAATCTAGGTTCTTGACCACTAGGAGTTGTCACTAATTGAGCACAATATTTACTTGCCTGATAAAAAGAATATAAATTAATTTCTGATTCTTGTACATAACTTCCAAATCCATATCTAGTGTTTGTAAGTAAATCTAAAAGTATAAAAGCTGGATCTGTTGTCCAAAATAAATTTGTAGTTATTTGTCCATTAAATATATAATTATCTGGATAAATTATTCTCCCATTATTAATATCAACAGTAGGAGTATTTCCAACGTACTCTTCAGGAATTTTTACTTTTATACCACGATAACGGAATGTTCTTTTTGGAATACTTTGAAATTGATAGGCATCAAATTGTAAAAATGAATAAGCAGTAAAAGGATAACTGAATTGACCATCTAGTACTATTTGTTTATTACCATTACCATCATCAATTTGAATATTAGTATCTAAAGTTTGTCCTTGATAATCTGTAGTTGGTTTTTGTATCTCTGTTAAAGATGAAAAAAACAAAAGATCTTGTATTGAATCATTAGTAAGATTATTATCACTAACTCTTTCTACTGTCACATTAAGAGGGTATCTTCTAAAACTATCTCTACTAAAACTTTCTGTGGCGAATACATATTCTCTTCTATACATATCTGAAGTTCTTCCAGAAAATTTATCTTGTTTCATTAAAGTTGGAGATGGATCTGCAATATCACCTACATATTGAAAAAATATTTTAAATTCAACTTCTCTACCTAAAAGATCACCTTTATCAGTTTGTTCTTGCAACTGATTAACCTGTAATGTTACTTTTACTCTTTCTGGTGCAACAGATTGTGTTGACGCTAAAGAAGGTCTACCAACATTTACTATTTTTGTTATAGGACTACCTTTATCAACTTGTTGAGTATTGTCATCAATAATATTTTCAGTCTGTAAAGTACCGTCAGTGGATAAGACTTGTTGATTCAATGTGCCATGTCTTACGTCAAAACCACCATCACTAGGCTTATCAAAACCATTAAAATTTGCAGTTTTATAAGTTCCGTCAGCATTTTTTGTGCCATCATTTTTATTTCTTATTGGAGTATCATCTAAAAAAATATCTTCATGAGCATATGCAATATATTGATCTTGGTCATTAGAAGCGAGTTCATATATTTCGTTGACTTGTAAAAGTTCTGAAGTAAGTTTTTTTGAAGGGGTTGCAAAACCCTCTGTAACTCCTTCAGAAAGTATTTCCATGACTTTACCTGTCTCAGTGTTATTTAAAGTATCAGGATCTTTTGTAGGTTGTCTTGAACCACCTCCTAAACTACCTGTAATAAAATGTTTTTTATCAGTCATCAGTTTGCAGTTCCTGTTACTAACCCATAATAATATCCATCATTAGCACCAGTGCTAGGTCTGTTACCACTTATATGGGTTCCAATAGTTTCTTTAAGATTACCAGGAAAATACTTGGTATTACCATTTTGTACATAAGCACTGTAGTTAAATTGATTTTGATTTTGTTGTCTAAAGGAAGTTATTAGTTCATCTCCATTGTTTGTATAACCTGTTCCTAAGTATGTGTTATTACCAACAACTGCTTCTATTTTGACTTGCGTAGATGACACGCTATAAATCCTGACATATCTTCTAAGAGATGTATCTGTATTGTCTCTATCATATTCTTCAACAGGATCTCCTGTATTTTCATCAATAGTAAGATTAGTTGTATTACCTCTATGATCTTGAGCAACACTAGAATTTGAGGTACTTGGTGAACCATCAGCAGATTCTATACCAGCACTGATAACAACCGATCCAACGATATATTCACCATATAAAATTGGAATTGGAACTGTAGCAAGTGTAGTGTTGATAGCGTTAGAAAAATTAGCTGATAATGGGTCTTCTGCATCAGGACGTATTTCTGGTGTAAATAAATCAGCAATACCTGATAACACTAGATAAGCTCCTACATAAGCTAATCCTTTGGAAATCATACCAACTTCGCCTAGCCCAACAAATTTACCTCCTGAAAAAGCAGCACCTAACCCTCCTCCACCCATGGGTCCACCAAAAGATATAAAAGATAAACCGATCAATGCTGCCCCTAATAATATTTTTCCAAAACCTCTTCCACTTCCAGCTATTACAGGTATTATTTTTATCTCAGCAATACCTACTGGGTCGTGTAGCTCAGTCTTATCTATATCTACATCATTAACACTGACTCTATAATATTGATTTGCCATCTCATGTTCTAGAGAAGGAAAATTAGCTATTAAAAATTTAACTGCTTCAGCAGTATTGCTAACTTTTGCTTTAAAAGATGAACTACCAGTAGTTTCTTTTAAATGACCATATAGTTTGATCTCAGTTAACATACCGATACCTCTTATGTGTACATCTTATATAAAATTCACTATAAGGTTCAATACAACTTAGTCTTTCATTGCAATGATGAGCAATATTTCCATGACCAACATAAACAGCAACATGACTAGGCTTGGGATGTAATAACTTCATAAGAAAAACATCACCCTTTTCAGATGACTCATTATCTCTTAACTGTCTAAAACCAGTTCGCCATGCATAACTTTCAAATAAAGGGTTTTTAAGAAATTCTTCTGATGTTAATGATCTTTCATAGTCTTTTAAATTTATGTTTTTAATTTCTTTATACCAATCTCTAACAAAAGAATAACAATCAGTTAATCCCCAAATCCAAGGTCTACCATATAATTTAGGTTTATATCCACTTGGTTTTAATTCTGACCAAGTATTTTCTAAAGGACTATAAATATACCAAGGAAGTTTTGAAGCTTCACAACTAATCTTGTCTGCATCAGATGGTTCAGAAGATCCTCTTGGATGACTATGAAATATGCCTACTATTTGACCTTGCTCTTCACAAGCAGCATAATTATCAGGATTTATTATAAAATTATCTTCATCTTTAGAAATATTTGGACAATAAAAAAATACCTCTTTACCTTTTATATTTACTACTAGACCACAGGTTTCTTTTGGACTTTCAACTTTACTATCTCTTATAGCTATTTGTTGCCACTGTTTCATCCTTTAAAAATACCTGCTGATGGGAATTGATCTCTAGTTACAAGTCTACGGGGAGCTTTAACTCCTGCTAAATCAAAGTTAGCAGCTAATTCAAATTGAACCACCTCTCTATTTTCTTCACTTTTTCTATCAATAAAATATATTTCTTGTGGAAACTCAGGATAACTAGAGTCAAAAGCATTGTAACTAGGAACTGTACTGTAATTAGAAGTTGGTAAAAACTTTTCTAATGTTCGTTTTCTAGTAACTTTTGCACCTGTAAGGTCATTATTAATTAATCCAGATAAATGAGGTGCATTTAACATTCCCGTGGTGACTGAATTAACAGCACCCAAAATATTAGTAAATGTTGTTAATGCGTTAGAAAAAGTTAATGTAGGTCTAGGTAGTTGCCCTCGACCAAATTTAAAGCCTTCAACTTTTACAGGTAAAGCAATATAATCTACAACTGTGTTACTTGTATCACCTTTGGTCCACTGTATTGAACCAAAATTATTATTGCTTGTTCCGTTATGAAAAAAATAACTTGTATCTATAGTTGCTGGTGGTACATAATGTACGCCACTAATTAAATCAACTTGAAAAAGTTCAATAATTGCAGAAGGATTAGATCCTTGTAAATCTTTACTTATTTTGATATTTGAATTTACAGGCCGACCTTGTTCATAACTTGATGTCACGCTTCAAACACCTCCCTAAATGTTGCTTGTATCGTTGCTCTATTTACATATGGAATCTGTTTAGTATAACCTTCACATACAAATTTAGATGAAGTAGATTCTCCAGGTGGTGTAAAACTAAAACTTACATTGTCTAAAGCTCTAGCATCAAAAAAATCTTCAATTTTAGTTGCGTCTGCTGCTGATACATCAAAGGTAAGATTATAAACTTTTGGATTTTGATGACTTGCTAATCCAAAAAGAATCCTTTGCTCAAAACCATCAGCGAAACTAATTGTCCTAATGTTTGGAGAAGAGTTTTTTCTTAAGTTATATTTTGGAGTAGTGCCACCAGTTGTCGTTCCAACATCAGCATCATTAAAAGTAAAAGTAGACATTATGCAAGTAATCCTCCTGGTCTTTTTTGTTGTATTAATTCAGATTGTACTGCTGCTGATATAGCAAGTCCAAGTTGTCTACCTTGTTCTTCATCACCTTCAGCAGAAGAACCAGAAGCATCTACGTTTACTACAATATTGGTTGAACCACCAAGCATTTCATTAGGTGTAATAGTTCCAGAAATACCTGGGGTAAATAATTCTGGACCACGTTCTCCTACGATTGAAGGTTTACCAACAGGAGGTCTACCTCCATTTGCAAACCCAAGAAACGGACTTACTGGGCTGGGTGGACCAGAAAAGGGATTAGCCATCCCATCTAAAAGGCTTAATCCATTAAAACCACCACCAAACATACTTCCAAACATTCCAAGAAATCCTTTTGATATTTGTGCAGCCATCATCTGTGCAGCCATATCTAAAAAATGATCTGCAATACGCATAAACATATTTCTAAATGCTTCTCCAACACTCATTGTTCCTTTGATTATTCCTTTAAAAGATTCTGAGAATGAAGAACCAAGTGTTTTAGATAATTCAACTATTTGAAACTGATTATCATTTAATTTTCTTATTTCAGCATTTACATCTTCTAATCCTTTTCTTATTCCACGATTAGCTGCTTCTGCTGCATCTCTATTTTGTATAAATTGATCTCTAACTTTTGTTAATCCCTCTATAAAATCTTGATTTTTATCTACTAATTCTTGTGTTGCATTTTTTTCTTGATTCAATTGACCTAATCTTTTTCGATTAGCACCTGCATTTTTACCTTCTCCCTGACCAAAACCTCCTGTTTTTAATTTTTTTTCTTTTTCCAACATTTCATCAAGCATTTGATTTATTGTTTCCTCAACACCAAGCCTTCTTACTGAATTTATAAATCTCAACTCATCATCTAATGTCAAATCTTTATTAATTTTTCTTATAGCTGCTAATGCAGATTGAACTGTATTAGCTTGTGCAATAGCATCAAATTTAGCAAAATCTCCTCCAAATTTTTCAGCAAATAATACTGCATTATCACCAAATCGTTTGAACTCTTGTAATGCTTTTACTGCTTCTTCTTTTGTAATACCCAAAGACTTACCTAGTTGTCTCACTTGTGATCCACTTATATTTGAACTAATACCCATATTTTGCATTTCTTTATTTAATTCTCTAATAGATTTTCTAAAATCAAGAGTTTGTTGTATTTGTTGAGCTATTGCAGTACCAGCTATAGATAAACCAAAACCAAACCCTCCACCTAAAGCACCACCAAGAGCACCACCAATACCACCACCTGCTGCTCCCAAAGCACCTTGACCAAATAAAAGAGGAAAACCACCACCAATAAGAGCATTACTGGCAGCACCTTTAATTCTTTGTCCTTTAGTAGCTCCAAACATACCACCTTGAGCAAATTGTCCTCTTAACTGATCAAAACGTGATTGCCTTTTAGGCATTGGGCCTATTGGACTTGCATATTGATTTGAATCTCCAAAACTAGCAATACCTTTTGATGCACTTAATAATTGTGCTGTTTTACCTGTATTTTTATCAATTTTCTTTTGATGCCTTAACTGTGATTTCATTACAGCACTAAACGCAGGTCCTATAGGTCTGTCATATTGAGTTCCTGGTCTAATACCAAATCCAGATGCTTCTCTAGATATTCGACTTGCTTCAAGATTTCTTAAAATTCTTGGATTATTATTTACTGTCATCATTGGATTCGGACCTTGCATTGGACCAAACATCGGACCTTGCATTGGTAATGGACCAATAAATGGTTGAGGTCCAAAAGGAACAGAACTTCTGCCAGCTATCCGATTTTGATTTCTTCTATTTCTATCTATAGATTTTTGTGAAGCAGTATCAAAGACAGTAGGACTTGATACTTGTGAAGCACCTCTACTAAATTGAGCAAAACCTGATTGATTACGTCTAATACTTTCTAAAAGTTTTTCTCTTTGTTGATATTCTTTATTTAAATTTCTTTCTGCTACTACTAATTCTCTTGCAGCTTTTTTCTGCATATTAGTGCCTGATGCAACAACGTTAAAACTTGTTTTTGCATCTCCTAATACTTTATTTAAATTTTCAAAACTTCTAACTAATAAATTTTGATCTTTTGCAGCATTTTTTAATCTTTGATTTAAACCCTCTATCTGTTGTGTTGTATTTTTTACAGTTTTATTAAACGAAGTAAGTTTCTGAGCACCTTTTAAACCAACAGCAATATCTACATTATAATTAGCCACTTGCTATAAAAACTAAAACATTTTCTCTATATTACCTCTTTTTACCTCGTAAAGCACTAGATCTTTGTGCTTGTTCTTTTTGTTTTTCATATTCTTCATTTTCAATTTCTGCATAAGCAGCCCAACCTATCATCTCTTCAATGGTAAGAGTTTCACATAACTCAGCTACAGTTTTATGTAATTGTTTAGCTAAACCATATATAAACTGCCAATCTTTGTTAGCTTTTTAAATCGGCTTTAGCCTCTTTTACCTCCTTATCAGCACCAGCATTTACCATAGCCAACTGAATTTCTTCAAGAACAGAAGCTTCAATCTCTCTTCTTAATGAAGCTTTATCTCCATCTTGAAATAGTTTCGCACCATCTTTATCTATTGATTTTTCAATCATCATCTGTAAAGCATAATCATTCATATCTTCAGAACTACTTTTTTTCTGTATTGCCTCTCTTTCTGCAATAGTTAATGGATGCCAATAGACAGTAAGAATAATCTCATCGTCTTGTTTAATGTCATGTTTGTAAAGTTGAGAAACTCCAAACTTGTTTTTGAGTAAGTCTACTGCTCTTGTCATATCAAAATTATATTACTCTACTATATTAAGCGTTAGCGGTAAATTGGCAAGATATTAAGCCAAGAAAGTGTGAAGAGTCATCTAATTCAATAGGAGCAGGACCGACAATATCCAAAACTCTAGGTTTACAACTAAAAGTATCTGTGTAACCAGAAGCATTAACAGAAGTAAGTCCATCAATAACAGCTTCTCCTAATCCAGATAATGTTGCACTACCTTTACCTCTTGGTACATAAACATTACATTGAATTACACCAGAATAAAAATCTTGTGATGCTCCTTGAGTTTGAGATGTAGCCTGTGCAAAGTCTACTGACATGACGATATATTTTTTAGTTTTACCTGGTGTTTTATAAATCATGTTGTCATAAACCATTTCTACAGTTGGATCTACGTCTGCAACTGCGTCTGTTACTGCTTTTTCAAAAGCTGCTCGTGTGTTAACTAAAGTCATGGAGTTTCGTAATCAACAAATACAGAACTAGGATCACTAAATGGACCGATACCTTTTCCTTTAAATCTAACATTTAGATTTTTTTCACTTCCTCTAACACCAGTACCAAAGGCAGCAACACCAAGTTTTGGTTTTTCAGTAAATACTGTATTTATAAGTCGTCTTAATTCACCTTGAACATATTGAGGTATTTTAC